TCGTCTCAATTATAAAATCAGTAAGGGTTCCTGTGTTTATAGTTGCGGGGATGGCCGAACAGAAGAGATTCGAGTCAGCCAACGACTTCAGGCCAATCACCCTTAACGGGGATCGGGCCTGGCTATATTCATGGCGTGAGACAGTCAAATCGAACGAGGCCGTAAAGATACTTAAAGAAATCGCGCGTGGTCATGACCGTATAGGTGACTTCTGTTGCGGTCTAGGCCGAACGGGGAAAGTATTCTACGACCTAGGAAAGTCTTTCGTAATGTCAGACATTAACGGACGATGCGTAACAGCCATAGTTGAGGATTCTAAGGAATGGGAAAAGAGAAGGCCAGAGTATCGTCCCGAAAGATAGCACTTAAGGAAAACGTCTACGAGGCTGCTCTCGGGCGCATACGTTCCCTATTTGATCTATTCGATAATCTTGTTGTGGGATTCTCAGGTGGTAAAGATTCAACGGTCGTCCTAAACCTTGCCCTAAAGGTTGCCCGCGAGCGTGGACGGCTACCGCTTGATGTCTTCTTCTTAGACCAGGAGGCCGAGTGGCAGGCGACGATAGATATTGTACGCCACGTAGCCTCGATGCCAGAGATCAGAATGCACTGGCTACAAGCGCCATTCCGTATCTTCAACGCTACATCGAACACATCCCACTGGCTATGTGCCTGGGATCCGGCCGCACCAGACAAATGGATACGCGACAGAGAGCCCAACTCGATCCACGAGAACAATCTCGGGACCGACCGATTCCATGAAATATTCCCAGCCTGGTTAGATCATTACTTCAAGGGACAGTCAGCGGCGTACATCGCTGGGGTACGCTGTGAAGAATCTCCCAACCGATTCGGATCACTAACCCAGGCCGAGACATTCCAAGGTATGACTTGGGGGAAAGCCCTATCTCATAAAAAGCGCCAATATACGTTTTACCCTATCTACGATTGGTCATACGTTGATGTCTGGAAGTCGATACACGACAACCAGTGGCCATACTGCAAAATATACGACGCCTTCTATCAATACGGATTGGCTGTCAGGCGTATGCGAGTCTCCAACCTACACCATGAAACATCAGTCAGTTCCTTATTCATCCTACAAGAGCTAGAGCCACACAACTACAATAGGATCGTTCAGAGGATGCCCGGTATAGACATGACGGGAAAACTTGCCGAAAACTACTTCTGTCCTAAGGCGCTGCCGCCCGTATTTAGTTCGTGGAAGGAATACCGCGACTACCTTACGATGACCCTCCTAGATGAAGACTGGCAAGATAAGTTCTATCGAAAGTACGAGGATCAAGAGGATATCTGGTTTCCATTCTACGGTGAAAGTCTTTATAAAAGGCAGATAGCCTCAATCATGACCAACGATCATGAGTTCGTTAAGATGGCAGCCTTCAAGATTTCAAGGGACAAATACGATGAATTTAGAGCACATACGAAGCGAATTAGAGCCGATCGTAAACAAGTACGGATGGAACCCGATCCTCAAATCCCTTCGGACGATTGTGGGGAACCCTAACCCGGTATCGTCAATTCAGCTCCTCCCGATAGAGAAGGTCGAGGCTAACGACTACAATCCGAACGCCGTTGCCACTAATGAGATGCGCCTCCTATACCTATCAATCAAGGAAGACGGCTATACCCAGCCCATCGTTACCATCTACGACGAAGAGAACGACAAGTATGTAATCATTGATGGATTTCACCGATACTCCACGATGCGAGCCAACCCCGACATCTACGAGGCCAACAAGGGACTCATCCCCGCCGTAGTTCTCGACAAGAACATAAACCAACGCATGGCCTCGACCGTTCGCCACAATAGGGCGCGCGGTAAACACTCCGTTGCCGGAATGTCATCAATGATACTAACGATGATCCAGAATGGTATGTCCGACGAAGAGGTGTGTAGCAAGCTAGGAATGGAAGCCGACGAGCTTGTCCGTTTAAAGCACGTCACGGGATTTGCAAAGCTGTTCTCCGATGTCCCATATTCCAGGGCATGGGAAACCTATAAACAAAGGGAAATTAAGCGTGAATACGAACGAGCCAAAAATAGAAACACTAACGATGGATCAGATAAAGCCCTACTGGAGAAACCCGCGCAACAATGAAGAGGCGGTAGAGCCAGTAAGGAAATCTATCGAAAAATATGGGTATCGAAGCCCTATCATAGTAGACCAAAATCACACGATTATAGTTGGGCATACCCGCTATAAGGCACTCAAGCTGCTAGGCTATACCGAGGCCGCCGTCATCGTATCCGACATGAACGAGAAGGCCGCTCGTGAATACCGTATCATGGATAATAAAACTTCCGAGAAGGCTACATGGGATAAAACCCTTCTCATACCTGAATTAAGGGCGGTAGACCTCAAGGACTTTTTCGACGATTTTCCCGACCTAAACATCCAAGCGGTAAACATGGACTTTACACCGCCAAGTGAAAACGACATCCTAAAGTCAGAAGAGAAACATGATAACCATTTCAATGAAGTCGGACAGGATCGCGCGGGACGAATATCAGACGTAATCGTCTGCCCAGAGTGCGGTCACGAGTTTGAACTCCTTTAAAGGATAAGTATGCCAGCGGGACGCCCATCGTCTTATAAGGAACGCTACTGCGAGGCGGTAATCGACCACTTGAGGCAGGGAAAGTCGCTTGCAGCCTTCGCTGCGCTAATTGGCACACACAGAGAGGTCGTGTGGAAATGGCGGCAGAAGTATGTCGAATTCGATAATGCTTGTTTGACGGGGTTGGAGCATTCCCAGGTTTGGTGGGAGAATCTAGCCGCCGCCGTAGCGACCGGTAAGGTCATGGACATAGAGCAGGATGCAGCATCACCTAACTTTGGTAAGCCAAAGCTACCGCACACAAATCCAGGCATGATAATGTTCCTCATGAAGCAACGGTTTTCCGACTATCGAAACATCGCCAAACGTGAAGACGATGACGAGAAGGCGTTATCGCTTACCGTGAATTTCAACAATGAGGAACTGGATGCCGAAATCCAAAAGAGAACCGAAAGGGTTATCCGACGAAGAAATGCTCCGACAGCTAAGGATTGAAAATATCTTGGCAGCAAGGCGCGACCTACTCGAGTTCGCCCTTGAGGTCATGCCTGACTACAAACCGCACTGGCATCACCGCCTCATCTGCAAGTATCTGGAGAAGATTCTTGAGGTAGATTCGTTAAGGCTACAGATATGGATTCCTCCACAGTATGGGAAAAGCCTGCTCACATCACGGATGCTTCCGGCCTTCCTACTAGGTATCGACCCGGCGATGAAGATAATCCTAGCCTCCTACTCAGGAGAGTTGGCCGATGGATTTAACCGTGACTGTCAAAAGATCATTCGGTCGGACGCCTATAAAGCCATCTTCCCGCGTACATGCATTCAAGGGGATAAGCATCGAAAGCTAAAACTTACCGCCAACCATATGGAAACATCGGCTGGCGGATATCTATTTACGGTAGGTGTAGGCGGCGGAACCACCGGCCGTACAGCTAACTGCTTCATATGTGATGACCTTATCAAAGACATGAGGCAGGCCGAATCAAAGACACAAAGGAATTTCGTATGGGACTGGTTTAATGCAGTCGCTCAAACGCGATGTTCGAAGAACGCACCCATCATAGTTATGAATACACGATGGCACGATCAAGATATCTCCGGAATGATCCTAACCCGCGAGCGCGAAGACAAGGACGCATCCAAGTATGATATCCTATGCCTTCCTGCTTCATTTGATGAGAACCATCCATATCGTCATCCAGAAGATCCTCGGACTGAGAAGGGAGAACCACTATGGCCAGAAGTTAAAGGCGACAGAGAAAAGCTAAACACCATCAAGCATGACGTTGGATCACGCGTATGGGCATCACTATTCCAACAGTCGCCAGTAGTCGATGGGGGGAACATCATCAAAAGAGAGTGGATTAAAACCTACCACGACCTACCACTGAAACCCAAGGATATGCCTGGGCATAACCTAGTACAGTCGTGGGATCTGCAATTCAAAAGTACAGGCCAAAGCTTCACCGTAGGAGTTACCATCTTCAAGTATGGATCAGACTTCTACTTACTCGACATCTACCGTAAGCGTGCCGACATTATTGAGACTAGGAGAGCAATCAAAGAGATGGCCGTACGTTGGCCGAAATGCTCTACGATCCTAATTGAAGACAAGGCTAATGGACCTGCAATCCTTACCCTTATGGCAAAGGAACTATCAGGACTAATACCAGTATCGGCAACAGCCACCAAGGACGAACGCCTTCACGTTGTCGCGCCGATCTTCGAGGCTGGCAACTTTCATGTACCAGCAAATCATCCTGAGACTTTTCATATCATCGACGAGCTAACAAACTTTCCGGTAAGCCAAAACGATGATATTGTAGACGCCATTAGCCAAGCACTCACACGCTTCACCGAGCTGAAAGGCTTGCGAGCATTGGAAGGGGGAACCCGATGGTAGGCAAGAAGAAAAAATCCATTGTCAGTATCGTCAAGGATGGATGGTCGAATGTACTCACAGGACTAGGAACCAGCAAAGACAAGAAGATGTATTCGGTTCCCTACTGGACGCGCACGCCAAGGGAAACAGCCGAAGCCCTTTTTTCCGGCGACGAGATAGGCGGTAAGATAGCCGAGATGGTTCCTTTCGACGCAGTTAGGCAGGGCATCGAATGGGTGATACCGGAC